CCTTAAACATTGTAATGTTCGACATGGCATCGTCAAAGAAACGAACTCTCTCGTACTTACCGCCACGAAGATACTTATGGAAGACGAACCTCTTGTTCTTTGCAGATGATCCAAGTTTTAGATTTCCAGCTCTCTCAACATATACGTTATCAATATCTATACCATAACGACGGAATGTGTCAAGGAACTTTTTCTTATCGTCGAAATCGGATCGAGCAGTCACGATAATGACTCTAGACCCTGCAGCCGTGGCGTTCTTAATGATCGCCTTTGCTTTTTCGATCATCTTCATGATGGGGACTGAAGTCTTCTGAAAGACTTCTGCGGACTCAAACTCCCCGAAGTTATAGGACTCGCCATCTTTCAATTTATAAGTATTAAATTCTTGATTATCGAGTGAACGAACTAACTTGCCGTCCTTCATCACTCGTATCTTAGCAGAAGTGCGAAAGAGAGTCTCATCGATATCAAAGATCGTTAGACCTTTACCGCGAGTCTGTTCGGTTATGAAAGATTTAAATGAAAGCATCATTAAACTCCAAAAAGATCTTTTAATGTTTTTTCCATCACATCGAAATCTATGTTAACTGTTTTTCCCATCGTAGGTGCAATGTTAAACGGAGATCTTCGTGCTCTTGGTATTGAAAAACTCATTTCAAATGTAAATTGATATGTTCCGCCACCTTTTGCCTGCACTCTTGCCCTATAACCAGCGTTTGCGGCATTACCAAATGAAGGAACACCCTTTAATCCAAGCGGATTGTTATTTCCTAATAAAAAGAACCCATCAGTACCAACATTTACATAATAAGTCTTTTTCTTATTGTAGTATTCTTCTATCTTTGTTGCAGGTATAACACCTTTAATTTCTGAAAAACGAGAAAGCTCTTTTGAATATATTTCTCTTTTGTTTAGTCCTTCTATCTCAGACAAAACGTTTCTATTCTTCGTAAACTTATATGGTTCTTGCTTCCAAGAAGATTTGATTGTGTCAAGTATCCCAACTTGTTTAGCGAGTTCTATGACAAATAGTTTTTCGTCATTGGTTTCATTCTCACTACCTATCGACCAATTGCCATCGTTCCATTTCATGACTAACGAACCTGCAGATGCCGCAGTGATCTTAAGTTCACACCCGGTTGCTGTCTGGCCAGGCCCAGGTCTTTTAATCATAAGATCTGGTATATCAGATCCAGCGCCAGCAGGAACAAAACTTTTTGGTACGATGTCAAATGGTTTTAACGCTTCAACAGCATTTCTTTCGTATTGAAAACCTTGTTGAGCCACTTCAATAATATACCTTCTAAAAGATTGCATAGAAAACCTCTGAGTTTTCTTTTATTTATAAAAGAAAGAAGAGGCTTTACGCCTCTTCATATACTGCATTTACTTTCGTAGTAAAGAACGTCGGAGTCCATCCATTGAACCCAGACCCAAGGTTCATTTTTCGACAGATATCCCTTGCTTTGGTTTCGTCGCAGCTAAGATGAATCAATGTACCGGTATCTTTTTCAAGAATATCGTAACCGTCTTCTTGTTTCTTTACGCTATAGCTCATTTCAGATCTCCTACTTCAAATAACGACTTTTTGCCCTTAGGTTTAATATCCCACTGCTGATTGAAAGCACCCTTATCAAAGACAGAGGAGTCTTCATCATCACTCGTAAATTTAGTCTCACCACGTTTATTCGTTCGGTCATCCTGCGGTTCTTTAAACAGAGTTTTCTGAGCAGACTCTTCAGCATCGAACAGTTTCATCTTTGCACGGTCGATCCCAACGATAAATCTTCGATACTGACCAAGATCACCCCAACGGTTTTTAAGCTGTTTGAATATGATCTGGCGACGGTCTGACAATTCTTCGGATGTAACTAGGCCGAAGATTGCATCTGCAGTATGAGTAATACCCATGGACTCTGAAGTATTCGATAGTTCAACGTCAGAACTATCATACGCTCCGCGATTGAACTGCGAAGAAGTTACGATAGCTAAATTAAACTCCATCGCAAGACCACGAACTTCTTCTGCGATAGATTTTACGAGAGTATAGGAGTTTGCTTGCGCAGCTCCCTTTACTCTTGAAGACGAACAGATATTCAGATAGTCCAAGAAGATAATATCTGGTGTAAAGTTCTTCTTCAGGCGCAACTCATTCAGTAGGTGACGGAAATGACCGGAGTGAGCAGACCCAGTCGGATATTCCTTAATGATAAGTTTACCTGGAGTCTTGCGTTTAAAGATAGCCATCTTCTTTTCAAAAACATCGAGAGGAAGCTCTCGAACTTCATCAAGAGTTATGTCCATGATGTTTGCGTCGATCCTTCTCGCAACTTCTTCTTCGGCAAGTTCCATTGTAATATACAGAACGTTCTTTCCGAACATAAGACTCGAAGCAGCCATGTGACACTTAACGAGAGACTTACCACCACCGGTAGTCGCAAGCAGGACAGTCATAGACTTACGAGGAAGACCGCCCTTTGTTACTTTATTCAGAAGTTCAATATCAAACGCGATGCGTTCATCTTTACGATGATAGTAGCTGTGTCGAGACTCAACATCTTCAAGGAAGTCATGACCGATATGAGAGTCAAAGCCGATGCCAAGGGAGTCCGAAAGTATCTTTGGAATTGCTCCCTTGTCAAGTTCTTTATCCTGCCCGTCAAGAATAAGGATTGCTCTACGAATTGAGTTATAGAGATCCTTATCCTGACAGAACTTTTCCGTTTCATTGATAAGAAAGTGTTCGTTCGTATCCTTATCAACTTTCAATTCGTCAATAAGAGTCACCACTTCTTTATATGAAGACTCGTTAAGATCCTTACGTTTATCGATAGAGATCTTAAGAGCCTCAATAGATGGCGGCTCTTTGTATTCATTCATATAATCGGTATAAGTTGAAAAGATCTTACGAAGACTATTGTCGTCGAAGTATTCCTCTTTAATATAAGGAAACACTTTACGGCAATAGTCTTCGTTATAGATCAAATTCGACAGGATTGCCTTTTCGATCATTCATCACCTTCTTCTGAGTCGTCATCAACGTATGTAACTTCACTATCGTCATCCCTTAGAATAATACTTCCGCCTACGGTGTAAGCGTTCTTAATGTACTCTCCAAAGTTTGTCTCTGTAAACATTTTATTCCAAAATTCTTTACTGTCAACAATTTCTTTTGCTCGAAGAAGCTTTTCGCTGATAATTTCTCCAGTGTCTGGGTTCACAGCCTCGTGCCAACCGACCTTAGGCTTGCGAATGAAACCACCTTTTTCGGCAACCTCAAGAAGACCGGACCACTTTGCGATGCCACCCTCCCAGCTTACGCTAATCGGAATCTTAGACTTTTCTTTGACGTGGCGAGATTTCTCAATGTTGATAACAAAGTGATAACCCTGGATCTCAGTACCAACCTTATCCTGTTGACGACCAATGATCCAAATAGCATCTGCCGAATAGTAGATACCAGTACCACCAGAAACGATGTCCTTAGGAAAGAGACCGATTTCTTTATACGTATGGTTAACCGCAATCAAAGGAATATCCTTCAGATTGAGATGTGGAGTCACGATACGGAACAACGACTTAAGAGCCTTTGCACGAGACATATCAGCAACGGACTTACCGTCAAGGGCGTCTTCGACTTCTTTCTTCGATGCAAGGTTTCCGACAGAGTCGATAATGATAATGACGTTATCTTTCTTTTCGATCTTATCGAGCTGCTGAGAGATATCGAATTTAAGTTCTTCCACGTTCGTGATAGGAGTATGAACAGTCCTACCCATATCAATACCAAAGGATTCAAAATACGATTGTGGAGTACCAAATTCCGAGTCATAGAACAACAGGATTGCGTCCTTATTTCTCTCAAGATAAGCTGCAGCCATCAGAAGTGCGAACGCAGACTTAAAGTGTTTTGATGGACCTGCAAGGACGAGCAGACCAGGTGCTACACCACCATCGATACGACCAGACAGAGCTACGTTAACCATAGGAACTGGAGTCGGAGCCATGTCTTTCTTACCATAGACTTTCGACTCCATGATCGGAGCAGTCAACTTAATGGTACTATTCTTTACGAGTTTATCCAACAGACTCATACTATCTTCCTTCTATAATTGAGAGTAGCTTATCTTTATAGGCCTCAATCTTCTTTACACGATCCGGCCAATAAATTGTTGATTTCTCTGGATTTCTGCAGAGATTATCTAAGAACGGAACTATCGAATTGTATAGTCTGTTCAATCTTTCTTGAAGATCCTCGATTGCAGCTTGGTCGTTTGCGTGAGCAGACTCAAGTTTAATCGCAGTCTCTTTTACTTCTTCGATTTCGTCGTCTATGAAACTAAATCCAAAATCAAAGTCTATGATTTCTTTATTCTTTGTCATGTGAATCACCTCTTTAAGTGGAAGAGGAGCCGAAGCTCCTCTCTATTATGACTTAATAAGGCTTCTGAACTTGGCGAGATCTTCATCATCGTCATCGTCAACGCTATCCATTGACGACTGAGACTGTTTCATTTCTTGCTGAGATTCGCTCTTTGAGAAACGACTCATGTCAAGATCTTCATCAACTTCGTCTTCAGCTTTGCGATTACCGTCAACCTGGTCACCAGTAAGGTTCAGTACACGATAAAGCTTTGCCTTCAACTCTGCGTAAGGTTTGAAGTGTTTAGGATCGACGATTTCTTGCAGAGAATGTTCTGATTTCCAAACGTTTTCCAACTTAGAGTCATCTTCGAACAGAGGCTCAGACGAGTCGAATTCAGACTTATCATAGTTCGCGTAACCTTCGAACTGACGGATCTTAAGACGGAAGTTTGCACCTTCCCAAAGATCGAACGGGTTAACCGGCTTTTCATCTTCGAATTGCGGGTTCATCAAGTCGTTCAACTTGTCGAAGATCTTTTTGCCGAACTTGAAAAGGAAAACCTTTCCATCATTGTCGGGATTGGCGCTATCCTTAATCACGTACACGTTAGCGATGTAGTGAAGACGACGCTTCTGTTTGCGAGCCTGTTCTTTGTCTGCTTCAACACCGGAATTCCACAGCTTAGAATTCAATTCTGAGACTGGGTCGTCTTTGTTGATTGTGGTTAAGGAATTTTCGATATACCAAAGACCAGTCGGACCTTGGAAACCATGATCCCACAAACGAACGAATGGCATATCTTCTCCGTTTGGTGCAGGAAGAAAGCGAATGATCGCAAAGCCGTTTCCAGCTTTATCTCGCGATGGTTTCCAAAACTTGCCTTCGTTGGGATCGGTGTAGCTCTTCTGTGCAATCTGCGAGAGCTGAGAGTTCAATTTGTCGAGTGACTTTGAACGATTATTTTTGAGTGTAGCAAAATCTACCATCGGTGTATCTCCTTGTATGCGATGTATGACAATGTATTGCAATTTTATGACGGATCAACCATCACAATACTATTTATCTTCGAAAAACTGTTCTTTCACAATCTTCGAAAATTTTTTTTGATCCACTTCCATGAATGGATAATATTTCTTGGATAACCTTATTATATCGCGCGCGATGAATTTGTCAACTATTTCTTTTTCCCATAGGTCATAAACGTTTGATATGCGGGCTAAAATAGAAAACGTCTCGAGCGATATTTCTTTACGTAGGTATAGAGTCATAACGTATGGATGCTGACCATCTTTCACTACGAAGTTGTCGTGATAGTTCTCTTTAAGTTTCTTGATGTCGTTCTTGAACATATACGTAAGAGACTCTACTCTCTTTTCCCATTCGACGAATATGTTCTCACCTGTTTCATCTACGATATCGCGGATCCATACCTTTTGATTATGGATAATGTTCGCGAGTAGAATCTTAGTAGGATCGTTTCTCTTTGACAGTTTGTAAAAGAAAAACGCGTCGTTTCGTGTCTGAAATTTATCAAAGGACGCGCGCACTTTACCATTATACTTATGATAATCGTAGCTATCGCTTTCAAAGTGTTTCTTCAATGCCAAGTAGTTGACATAGACACGAAACGACTCCTCATTAGCATAATTTAACGAGACCATTCTCTTCCTTCTTCACCATTCTTACAGCAACCGCTTCTTCACGAATTTTTTCCTTGAGTATCGAAGATTTCTTAACGATCTCTGCGACTGTTTCAATCTCAAGGTCATTTTCTTTCGCGTATTCTACTAGCGCATCGATATATGTAGCGCCGTTCGAAAGCTTGGAGGCGATTTCCATATGTATCTTTTCTGCTGTTCTTGTGACAATCATTTAACTTTTCAATACCTTTATATTATCTAACCAGCTGGAAACAGCTGCTCGAGTTCTTTCTACTTGCTTTTCCTCGAAGATACGAGTTTCGATCAACTGATCGTTCTTGTAGTAATCAACTCGATGGTTGTCAGAGTCTTCATAGATCTTTGCGGAATACATGATCCCGTGATTTTCGCGAATGATTAATTCGACTAATTTACTATCCATATGCAATCCCTTACTTTACTAAAAACCCAATTCTCGAAACATCTAAAAAGCCGTCTCCATCGTCACGGCTTTCGATATAAGTATAACCCATTTTTCTATAAATGTCAACTACTTTTATATCATCCAAGCTAGATCTCCTCGAATAAAACACTATCTATGTAGTTGTTTTTATCGTTTTCAGAGATACCCATCGAGAGTATTGATCTGTGAAGATGCGGATTTAGCTTTTGGTTCCTACAGTATTGATTGTGTCTCTCAGTGATCTTTATTGGATTCGTGACGTAAAGATTGCTCTTCATATTCGTTACATAGTATTCAACGAGATGAAGGCAGGTCTTTGAGAGTTGATCGATCTCTTCCTCAGATTTTAAATTACCTGCCGCGATCATTGAAGTTGAGAAGATACTCTGAGCCCAGTCAGGAAGATCACGAGGTTTAGACCATGAAAGATCCTTCGCCGTGTCTCTCATATAACTCAGGTATGGGTGTTCTGGAGTTTCGTCCGTAGTTGGAGAGAAG